TCTATACGATTTAGGTGCTGTTGAACCTAGTGGTAGTTTAGCAAACGTAGCATCATCACCCTCAGCATTTACTAAAACACAAGCGTGTCAAGTATTAAACGATGGTATTGCTATTTTTAATGGTAGATTATATTTAGATTCTATTATTACTAATGAAGATGGTGATACAATATATAACGTTAACGTTGTAAACGAGACAATCGATTTCAAATACCAAATACAAGATTTAACATTTGGTGATTTAGATTGGAGTGATTATAACCACACTTACACATTCGCTAATATATCTCAGTCTTGGAATGAAAATCTATTTAGTGGTGATATTGTTTACCCATTAGTAGAATATGGTGCTGAAAAAGGTGATGTAAACGCCTCGTATCTAAGTAGTGGAGGTAAAAATAATACGTTTACCAATGCGGATACACCATTAAGAGTTGATGATTTCAAACCTGCTATTAGGTTAAAAGCTGTAATGGATAAGGTATTTGATACGTTAAACTACAAATACACTTCATCGTTATTTGAATCATCTTATATGGATAGTGTTTATATGCTATCTACTAAAGACACAACTAAGGGAACAGCATTTGTAAACCCAATACAACAAGCATTTAAAGCAGAAACATCTACTCAGTTTAATGCTGACTTTACAGGTTCTGTTATTCAAGCAGATAGTGAACTATATGATAATGCTGGAAACTATGATACTACAACTTATGAGTTTAGGGCTGGAGAAAATGGGAACTACTCATTTGATGTTAGTTTAGAAGGCTTACTAACAGGTATTTCATTCCCACAAGAACCTAGACAAGCATATATTGAGATGCGAGTTAATGGTTCTTCAACAGGTATTCCATCTGTATGGTATAATCTAAAGGGAACAGCTAATAATACAACAAAAACATTTAATGCTAACTTTGCTAACGTCAACTTACAAAGTGGTGATGGAGTTAAGTTTTATATTTACTTTGAAAAAGCATCAGCATATAGTGAGTTCTTAACAATCAATCCTCAATCGTATATACAATGTTATCAATCACCTCTAACTCAAGTAGGTGCTAATGTTAACTTAAAGGGTATATTCGAGGAAGAAACATCTGTGTTAGATTGGCTTAACGGCGTTATACAGAAGTTTAACTTAGTAATCGAACCACTTGCTGATAATCCAAAAATATTAAGTGTAGAAACGTTTAATGATTGGGTAGATAAAGGTAGTGTAGTTGATTGGACTGACATTGTTGATAGAAGTGTTAAGTTTGAAATCAAACACCCAATGAGTGGTAATCCTAGAAAACTATATTTCAGTGATGAAGAAGATAAAGATTCATCCAACCAATGGAGTATTGAAAATCTAGGTAAAATATTTGGTGATAAAATCTATACTAGTGATAGTGATTTAGCTAATGGTGAAAGACGTATTGGAACGTTTTTTGCCCCTACACCTATGAAATACATTGATGGAACAAATGATTTTATTGTTCCTCGTATTCATACTAATAAAAATGGATTAAAAGAAAGATTCATATTCAAACCACGTTTATTACATTATCTAGGATTAAAGAATGCTAGTGGATTACGTGGTAAAGATAGAAGTGGTTTATTTACTCAAAACGAATATTACATTCAAGATGAGACAGCAACTATACAAACACTAAATGTATATCCAGTATTCCATCACGTAAGTGATTTACCAGCTGTTCCATCATCTAAAGATTTACATTTTAGTAATCCTAACCATTGGGAATACCACCAAGCAAACGTAAATGCTAGAACGTATCACGATGCGTTTTTTGATTATTGGGCATTCTATGTTAACGAGTTATATGACATTGATTCGCGTTTATTAACGTGTAATATCGTGTTAAAACCAACAGACATACCTACCATTGCCCTTAATGATAAAATCTTTATAGACGGACACTATTATAGAATAAACAAGATTAGTGGTGCTAACTTAACTAACGAACAATCAACTAAAGTTGAGTTAATCAAAACATTATCTCGTAAATCACATTTCCCTCGTCGTAGAATATTCTATGATGATTTCGGTGGTTATGACGATGTTTACGTGCCTGATGATGGTTTGAATATAACAGGAGGAGTAGTTTATAGTGATTGGAATAGTGGAACACCTATTACTTCATCTGTTATTACAGAAAAAGCTGGATATAGAGATGGTTTATACGTTTATAGTGGTTCAGTATCATTAGGTTCACCTATACAACCAATCGAACCAAACGATAACATTGTTTTAGGTGTTAACTATATTGACGAAAGGGCAAATGGAGTTATTGTTCAAGGTGGAGGTAATACAATCAATAGTGATGTTGCTGATACTAACGTCGTAGGTAGTGGTAATAACATTCTTGATGGTTCACAAAATATCTCAGTATTTGGAAACAATAATATTGTAGCACAAAATACAAACCAAGTATTTTTAGTTAATACAACAGATACACCGATTTTAGTTCCAACAGGTTCAACAAATGTAATAGCATTAAATCCTACTACCCCTATTAGTGAAATAGACAATGGTAAAGTTGTTATCGGTAATAGTAGATTAGAGGGAAACCAATATGAGACGTATGAAAATGTAGAAGTAGGTGATAGTTCAACAACGTATCTAACAGGTTCGCACGTTGAACATTTCCATCATCATTTCCAATATACTAGTAGTGTAAACGGAACAGCACAAGTATGGATACCTGATGCTACAGATTCTCAATACGATGGGATTAAAATGAGATTTACTACAGATGCTAACTTAAATGCTTCTAAACTAATCGCATTAGCCCCAGTAAGTGGTTCGATTGATGGAGGTGCTGAAAAGACATTATCAACACCTTTCGATGGTTTAACAGCCCAAGTTATAAATGGAAACTGGATTGTAATACAAGAAAAATCTAAATAATGGCACAGGAAAAAATATATAAAATCAAAGTTGAAGGGACGGATAAAGTCGTTAGTAATATTGACGAGTTAGAAACGTCCGTAAAACAACTTGAGGATAAACTTAAGACAACCACTATTGGGACTCCTGAGTTTAAGGCATTACAAAACGAGGTTAAGAAAGCTAGAGGCACACTTAAAGACTTTGAACTACAAATCGAAGGTTTAGATAAGGAACAACGTGCTAGTGCTTTAGTTGATTCGTTTACTGGTTTAACAGGTGCTGTAGGTGCTGTTAGTGCTGGTTTCTTAGCATTTGGTGCTTCAAGTGAACAAATCGAGAACGTAGAACGCAAGTTATTGGGTGTTATAGGCGTTGTATCAGGTTTACGTGATGCTTCCAATGGTTTAGTTGCTACACAAAAGTTATTAGGTAATGTAAACCTAAAAGAGGTAGCTACTTCATTTGCTACAACAGCTAAAGTAGGTTTAAAATCATTACTTACTCTAAAGGGTGGTGTTCGTTCATTGATTGGTGCTACAGGTATCGGTTTATTATTAGTAGCATTAGGTGCTGTATATGAGAACTGGGAACGTATTACTGAAGCTATTGGGTTTGGAGATAGTGAACAAGAAAAGTTCGTAGCAACAGCTACTGAAAATGTTGAAGTTCAACAACAAGCATTAGATGCCATTAGTGGACAAGAGAATATCTTAAAACTAAGTGGTAAAAGTGAACGTGAGATTCTACAACTTAAAATAGCACAAACTGATGAAGTTATTAGTGCTTTAGAAACACAGCTTACAGCACAGGAAGAACTTAAAAAACAACAGATTGCTACCGCTGAACGTAATAAATCTATTCTATCAGGTATCTTACGTTTCCTAAATGCCCCTATTGAAATATTACTTAGAACTATTGATGGTGTAGGTAAGATATTAGGTAAAAACTTTGGATTAGCTGAATCGTATGTAAAAACTATTGATTCAGTAGCTAACATAGCATTTAACCCAGATAAAGTAGAAGAAGAAGGTAATGCCACTATTGCTGAAACTCAAAATCAAATAGATAAACTTAAAAATCAACGTGCTGGATATCAAATATCTGTTAATAATATTGATAAAAAAGCAAGTGAGGAGAGAACAGCACAACGAGAAAAAGAAGCACAAGAGGCAGATGATTTAGCTAAACGTCAAGCTGAAGCAGAAAAAACAGCTAAACAATCACTAAACGATGCTTTACGTGATTTAGCATTAGCACGTTTAACTAATCAAAAGGAGATTGCTAAACAAGAGTTAGATAATCAACTAGCATTATTAGAAGAACAACGTGTAGCTGAACTAGCAAATGTTGAACTTACAGAACAAGCTAAAGCAGATATTGAAGCAAAATATCAAGCACAGAAAGAATCAGCACAAATAGCTTACAATACTCGTTTACAAGAAATACAAGACGAAGCAGATGCTAAGGCAGACGAGGAGAGACAAAAACAACTTGACGATGCTATTGCTTTAGAGGAAGCTAAGTTTGCTTTAACATCACAATCAATAGGTGCTATAAATAACTTATTAGGTGCGTTCCAAAGTGAGGATGAAGAACGTAATAAAAAGATATTCCAAGCACAAAAAGCATTTAGTATAGCACAAGCTATTCTAGAGACATATTCAGCAGTTCAAAGTGTATTTGCTAACGCGGCGGCTAACCCAGCAACTATTTTATTCCCAGCACAACCATATATTCAAGCAGGTATTGCTTTAGCAAATGGTTTAGCTAACGTTGCTAAGATTAGAAGCACAACATTTGAAACACAATCTGCTAGTGGTGGAGGTGGAGGACAACGTCCATCTACTGGTGGTGGTGCTAGTTTTGGAGGTAGTGTAGGCACAAGTTTAGGTGCCCCACAAACAACTATTCCTCCACAAGGAGGAACAAATACACAAGGAGGTGATACTACCACTACGACAACAGGGACTCCTGTTATGAAAACTTATGTATTGGCTGGGGATGTTTCATCAGCACAAGATGCTGAAAATAAAATAAATCAACGTAGAACATTATAATATGAAAATCGTAGAACTAAAAATAACCGAAGACGAACTTAGTGGTGTTGAAGCTATCGCATTCGTAGAAGAACCAGCTATTGAAGTAGATTTTCAGTTTTTCAATAAACAATCATTCGAAACATACAATGATTACCCTAAAAAAGCAATCGAAAATGCTAAACGAGGTATTGAGTTAAACAAAGAAAATAATAACAAATGTGCCACTCAAGTAGGTAAAGTAAGGGCACAACAACTAGCTAACGGCGAAAATGTATCATTAGATACAATCCGTCGTATGCGTTCATTTTTAATAAGACAGAAAGACAACTATGAACTTGCTATCAAACGGAAGGATTATACAGCTTGTGGTTATATTAGCTATCTACTTTGGGGTGGTGCTGAAGCTTTACCTTGGGCTGAGAAAAAACTTCGACAAGCGGGAGAAGAACTAAGTAATGAGGAATCATTATCAGCTGTTGAACAACAAATCCTAGAAGGATTAGCATTCGAAAAAAACTTAGAACAAAGTATTGATGTATCAGCTTTACCTAACTACGTTGATGAAGTAAGTGAAGATGAGGAATACAATGATTGGATTGATGATTTGACAGATGACATTGAAGATGCTGTCTATAATGCGTTAATAAACGTTGGTAAAACAGAAGATGAGTTAATCGATGAAGGATATGATTTCGATAAAGCCATTGCTATAGACAACAACGATATACACGTTGCTGAAGCATTTGTAGCATCAGTAAGTGAGATTAGACGTGCTAGTGATGAAGATAAACCATCGAATGATGATTTTGGTAGTTGGAAAGTATTGTATCGTTATATGAACTACAATAATACAGAATCAACTAACCCTAACTCACGTCAGTTCTGTATAAACGTAATCAAAGCAAAACAATGGTATCGTAAGGAAGATATTAATAAACTTACTTTAGCAGGTGCTAATGAAGGATTTGGTTTAGAAGGACAACGTTTCTACGATATATTCACTTATAAAGGAGGTAAAAACTGCCGTCATTTTTGGCAGGCGTTTATGGTGCCTAGAAAAGATAAGGCAAGTGATAGAAAACGTCCATCTGCTGTATTAGATAGAATCACAGATGCTACATCACTGAATCCAGATACGTTAGAAAATATTTTACGTGAAACTACTAGATTTAGTAAGGATGGTAGACTTCAGTTCTCACAAGAAGAAATGGATGAGAAAAGATTAGTAGCTACTCCTATTATGATTCCAAATAAACTTATTCCACGTAGAGATGAAAATGGAGATAAGTATTATGTATTCTTCAGTGAGGAAACGATTAAAGAAATCGCTTATAGATTCGCACAATCAAAACTAGCAGATAGCATCAATCACGAACACGATATGAACTCAATGGTTGATGATATTTATTTAGCGGAGAGTTGGATTGTTGACGAACCAACAAATGATAAATCAAATACGTTTGGATATAAACTTGAAAAAGGTAGTTGGTTTGGTTTGTTTAAAATCGACAATGAAGAGTATTGGAATGACTACATCAAAAATGGAAAAGTAAAAGGTGTGTCAGTAGAAGGTTTCTTTGTTAATAAACTATCAGCACTACAATAATGGAAGAAATGTTAAAGTTAGTAAGTGAATATGGTATCACATTAGTGTTATTATTAGGTAGCTTATATGTGCTTTATCGTTTCGCATTTTTTAGCATAAATGAAGTAAAACAAAACTTCGAAAAACGACACGAAGAACTACGTGAAGATATGGATGAGATAAAACGAACACTTACCCTTATCGAAGCATATATTAAAGCAAAAACAAATAAATAGTATGCCAATCCCTAAAAGAAATGCTGGTGAAGACAGAGATACATTTATCAACAGATGTATTAGTGAAATGAATGTGTTAGAAGAATCTAATACACCACAACAAAATATGGCTATTTGCTATGCCCAGCTACACGAATCCTTTTACGATGAGGATTTGCGATTATATAAAAAACCAAAAAGTGGGAAATAGGACACCACTTGATATTATTGTCCTAGAATATTTATAACTATTTTAATAACATTTATTATGACTTCAAACGAACTAAAAGAGTTGGTAAAACAACACTTCTCATTAACTGAGGTTCAAGACGAGGCTACTAATGAAATCTTTGGTGAAATCAAAGATGTCAATGGTGCCTTTACATTATTGTTTGAAGGTGATGTTTTAGAAGTAGGTAAAGAAGTGAAAGTTAGAACTACTGATGGGCAAGAACTCTCAGCACCAGATGGATTCCACGAACTAGAAAACGGGATGATGATTAAAACCGAAGGTGGAAAAGTAGTGGAAATCACTGAAAAGACTGAAAACGAAACTGAAACCGAAGAAGACGAAATGGCTGAACAAATCAGCGAAGTGGAAGGTGTTGAAGTAGAAAAAATGGCAGAAGCTGAAGTAGAGGTTGAAGAAACTGAAATGGAAGTATCGCCAATGGTTGAGGAAGTTGCTGTTGCTGTTATTGAAGCTGTTAAAGGTGAAATCGAATCTATGAAAAAAGATATGGAAGAGATGAAGCGTAAGATGGCTGAGATTGAAGAAGCACCCGCTACTATGAAAACTGAACCAGAAGTAAAAATGTCGAAAGACAACAAAACAACAGCAGAACCATTTAACAAAGCACGCTTTGAGATGGTAATGTCTCGTGCCCTTAACAAGTAAAACTAAACATTAAAAAGAAACGAAAATGAGTTTAAACGTATCCGCCTTAAATGACTTCTCAAATGAAGTAGCAGGCAAAATCGTTCCCAAAATCGTATACACAGGCAACACTGCCGAGTATACTTCGGTTCAAGAGGGAATCAAATATATTGAACCACTTAACCTATTCGAGGTAGACTTAGAAGTTCAGTCAGGCTATGGCTGTGCTACAACCCCATCGGGTTCAGCTACCTTCTCACAACGCAACATTCAAGTATGTGGGCGTCAATCATTTGACAGCTTGTGTTTGAAAGACTTAGATACTAAATACTTAGGTATCTCTTCTTTGGACAGAGGTTCTTACAACACTACTTGGAAGTTAGCTGAAACTTACAGCGAGTTGATTACTAACCAAATGAAGAAGAAAAACGATATCTTCTTGTGGCAAGCAGTATCAGGTTCAGCTGGTGCTTGTAGTGATGGTTTGTTAGCATTAACAGCTACAGGTTCAGGTGTTGTTGAAGTTCCAACTTCTACTACAGCATCTTTGACTGATATGGACGCAATGATTGAAGCACTACCTGCTGATGTAGCAGATAGAGATGATTTGACATTCTTTATGAGTGTTGGAAACTTCCGTAGATTTGTTGCTTCTGTTCGTTCAGCTAACTCTTACTACTTTAATCCTGACTCGATTTCAAATCGCGGAGGTGTATTGGATATGGTTTACCCATACCAAAACGTTCGTGTAGTTGGAACTGCTGGTTTAGGCACGTCAAATCGTATGATTTTGGCACCTGCCCGTCAAATCGTAGTTGGAACTGACTTAGTAAGCGACGTAGATAACTTTGCTTTATGGTATGACATTAACACAGATAGCTTGAGACACAGATTGTCTTGTAAGTTGGGTGTTAATATTGCTTACCCTGAGTTCGTTGTTTCAAACTTAGCGTAATCATTAACTATTTGTTTAACTAGATAAAAGAAAAAAATATGTCAACTTGTGATATTTCATCAGGATTTACTTTAGGCTGTCGCGATAATAGCGGTGGTATTAAGAACATTTACATTTTATCTGGTTCAATCGACACCATTACTGACGCAAGTGAAGGTTTAATCAATGGTATTACTGGTTCAGGCGACTTCTATAAGTTCGAACTTTTCCGTCAAACCAGTGATTACACAGAAACCATTACTTCAACTCCAGAGAATGGAACGATTTTCTACGAACAAGCAGTTAATGCTGTTTTCTTCAAACTACAATCTAGCACTCGTAATCAAATGAGAGTGTTAGCGAAAAACCCTAACCTAAAAGTTATCGTTGAAACCAACAATGGTTCAACTGACGGAGTAGGTAAGTTTTTCTACTTAGGACAAGAGAATGGTTTACAGCTTACAGGTGGAACAGGTGCTACAGGAACAGCATTTGGCGACTTGAACGGCTACACGCTGAACTTTGTAGGACAAGAACCAGAACCCGCTAGCGAAGTTAGTGGAAGTGATTTAACGGCAGTATTGTCAGGAATCAGCATCGGTTAATAATAAACCGATTACCTCGTAAAAGAGGATTTATTATATAGTTTGGAAGGATGGGTTGAAATATACCCATCCGCCCCAAACACTAAGCATCAAGAACTATGCTAAAACTAAACAAGTCCAACGACACACAAACATTAGCTATCCATTTGGATACAACTGCGTCTATAGACGCTTTAGTGTTGTCTTATTCGCAATCATACGATTTATCCAATGGGAACATTGAATATTTTGTTGACACGCGTAAAGGACAATACTATATTGGAACCATTAGTGGTTCACAAATCCCTGCTTATACTGGACAATACGATATTAATGTATTTTCTGGTTCATTTCAGGATGCTGTATGGAGTGAAGTGGCTGTAGCATTTGGTGCTTATGAAGAAAAATGGAGTTCAGCTGGTGTATTCTTACCAACTGGTTCTATTTTGAGAACAATGCGTGCTTGGGTAAGTGGTTCAAATGAATCATCATTTACCGAGTATGAATCACCAAATCAACTAGGCACTTATACAACATACAATGGATAAACATTTTTTCAAATCAATACCTTATAAGGTAGATTCACCGAGAAAGAGAGGGAGTGAAGGCTACGATAAAGACGTAGTTAAGTTCGGTGAATACAATGATTTCCCAAATCACTTAGTAGACTTATACAACAACTCATCTATTCACGAAACGTGTATCAACGCTATTGTTGAAGCAATCAAAGGTGATGGATTAGTAGTTGAACCAGATTTTGTAATGGAACAACCACCTTGTCCAAATGAGACTTGGAATGAGTTGTTTGCTAAAGTAGCTTTAGATTATTACTTATTCGGTGGATTTTATATCGAAATCGTCTACAATAAACTAAGAACGAAACCAACACATTTTTACCACGTTCCATTTGCTAGTGTTCGTGCTAAAAAGTGTAATCATAGAGGCAAAATAGAAGGTTATTATATAGCCCACGAATGGCTACCTAGAGGTGAAAATATGACAACTGCTGAGGATGCTTTATACATCCCAACATTTGATACTAGTAAAATGAGGGAGGAACCTTCACAACTATATGCCTTCCATCCTTATCACCCACTACAAAAATATTACCCACTACCAAAATACGTTGGTGCTTTAAAAGTTGTTGAACTCGATACTGAGGTTGATAACTGGCACGTATCGAATATCCAAAATGGATTAACACCTAGTATTGCGATTACAACGTTTACTAATGGCACAGAAGAAGATAGACGTGCTATTGAAAATCAGTTAAGACTTCAGTTCCAAGGTAGTTCTCAAGCAGGACAAATGTTCTATATGGACGTTGATTCACCAGAGAATAAACCACAGATTGAAGCTATTGCTAATAATGGTGGTGATACTTACTATACAACTATCAATGATATGGTAGTTCAAAAGATTCTAACAGCACATAGGATAACCTCACCTATGTTGTTGGGTATCAAAACAGAAGGGCAACTAGGTGGTGCCCAAGAAATGTTAGATGCTTATACATTATTTTTGAATATGGTTATTAAGCCATATCAACAAGACATTCTAGCAGTATTTGAAGAGTTATTAGAGTTAAAATACCCTAACGTAGGCATTACTATTGGTGTTGAACAAAAACAAATCTTAGATACAGGCGAAATGGAAGTAGATGTTATTACTTCTAAGGAAGCAGATGCTGGTGATGATGAAGTTTTAGAGGATAATATCGAAGAACAAATAGACGAAGCTACATTATGACAACAACATTCTTTATAAGCGAAACCAAACTACGTCAGTTTACAGATTTAAACAACAATGTTGATACAGAGTTGTTGCGTAATGCTGTTCGTGAGGCACAAGACATTGAGATACAGCGTCTTATAGGCACTATATTGTATAACAAACTCATCAGCGATATAGATGGTGGAACGTTAGCAGGTGTGTATAAAACGTTAGTAGACGACTACATCCAAAATGCTTTATTGTATTATGCTTACTACTACGCTTTAGAAGATGTATATATTCGTCCTAGAAACAATGGGATTTTAACTCCACAAGGAGGTGAAAATAGTTTAAGTGTAGATGGAACTTGGTATAACAGAAAAAGACAATCACAGAGAAACAAAGCTGAATGGTATGCTGAAAAGTTAACTGAATATTTGATTGAAAACCAAGCACAATATCCTGAAATAACACAAGGGACTAAGTTGTATGAAGAGATTGCTGATTTTGGTGTTCAGTATAAATCACCTATTGTATTCGAGTTTAACACTTATGCCCCAAACCTTAGAAATGCTATGGCATTAGGTTTACCTATTACGGATTCAAGATATAACTTCTTACCTCCTCCACATTTATCAAAAACTAAAAACGTAAAATAACCATCAAGAACTATGGGACGCGATTTAACTAACTTAAATATTAAAGACAGCTATGAAGGACTAGTCCAGATTAGCGGTTCACAACTAACAGATGGAACTGGTAGTTTGATTCCTTCATTGGAAGTCAGTGCTAGTTTTGTTGTATCGGCTTCATATGCCGAAACATCAACATCTGCCTCACACGCATTAGTAAGTGATTTTGCTTCAAGTGCTACTTCAGCTTCATTTGCTACAACAGCATTATTAGCTACTTCAGCTTCACACGCTGTTTCAAGTGATACTTCAGTAAGTGCTTCACACGCTGTTCAAGCAGATTCAGCAACAACAGCAACAACAGCTACTAGTGCTTCTTATGTATTAGGAAGTGATGTAGATGGTGCTGTAGCAAGTGCTACTAGTGCTTCTCACGCTGTTCAAGCTGATAGTGCTACTTCAGCAGATACAGCAACCTCAGCATCATATGCTTTAACGGCTTCATTTGCTGAAAATGCTGGTGCTTCAACATTACAAGATGTATTAGATGCTGGTGATACAGCAACAGGTTCAATCGAACTTTATGATGTTGCTACTAATGAATCAGGTTTATTAAACTGGCATTCAAATGGATTTGCTGTTTATAGTGGTAGAGGTAATAGTATTCTAAACTTAGGTATTAACCAAAGTGGACAAAGAGAGTTAATATCATTAGGTGCTAATGCTGGTGTTGGGTTTTATGGGGCATCTAATCCTAACTACAATAGTGAATATGCTTTCTTTAATAACTCTTCAGGTGCTTGGTTTAAACGTCCTGTTCACATTAGTGAATCATTAGATGTAGCAGGTATTACTTACCCAACAGCAGATGGAACATCAGGACAAGTCATTACAACAGATGGTTCAGGTAGCTTAACATTCCAAGATGCTGGTGGTGGTGGTTCAGCTTTCCCATTTACTGGTTCAGCAGAAATCACTGGTTCATTAGGACTAACAGGTTCATATAGTGCTGAAAGTAATATTGATGCTACTATTACTTATACAGAAAGTGATAATATTAGTTCTATTGTTGGTGCTACTAATCACAACTATCCAACAGGTAAAATAGATAACTTTATTTCAGGTTCAACTGATTCTATTATATTCGGTAATAGTGCTGAAGGAAACTATACACAAGCTATTCGTAGTAGTGGACTTAGAAATGGACTTGTTGTAGGTAATAGTAATGCTTCATTTGGACAAGTAAATGGTGTTGGTTCAGGAACAGCACGAAATATATTCGGTTTAGGAATGGACGGAGGCTATATTGAAGGATTAAATGCCTATTCAGGTATTTTAGCTTCAAAAAATGCTAGTATGGTAGGTAATAATAATGCTAGAAAATATAGTGTTATTATTGGGGTTGATGGTGGTTCTAACTCTGGTGCTTATAATGCCTTCGTTATTGGAGGACAAAATAACAGATTTACTACCGCCTTTGCTGGTGATAGAAGTGGTATTCTTGGTGGATTGAATAATACAATCACAGGAGGTGGATACGGAGGTATTATAATGTCTGGAAATGGTAATGTATCAGGTGGTGGAAACTATAACGTAATCATCGGTGGTAATAACCATAATAGAAGTGTATTTGGTTCTGGTATTATTCAAGCAGGTGGTTCTAATAATGATATTACAACTACTAATAACATTTATAATGTTGGTATGTTTGCTGGAACTAATAACTTATTTTCCCAAAATGCTTCACAAGCTGTTATTTTAGGTGGTGATAATAATAAAATGTTGGGTGGTTCTTCATTTGGTGGAAACCTAGGAGTAAACCAAGCAATATTAGGAGGTAATCATAACGAGATTAGTGGTTCAGCATCAACAAATGGTATTAATAATGCTGTTATTTTAGGTGGTGAATATAACGTTATTCCAAGTGGTTCAGCTAATACAGCTATTTTAGCAAGTAGTGGTTCATTTATTACTAGCCCACATCAACGTTCAGCTATTATTGGAGGTAGTGCTTTAACAACAACTAAAGATGATGAAGTAGTAGTTCCAAACCTAACAATCAGTGGTTCAGCAGTAGGTGAAGTAGGTGTTATTACACCAACGTCATCAACAGGTTCAATGGATTGTTCATTAGGTAATATGTTTACAATGACATTAGATAATGGAACTGATGTTAGATTAGAAGCATCAAATATACAAGCAGGACAAACCATTAACTTAAAACTTACTAACAATGCTACTTCAGCTGGAACTATTAGTTTCGGTAGTGGATTTGAGTTTGAAGGTGGAACACCATTTACAGCTACAGCTACTACATCAGCAGTAGATATATTAACGTTCGTTTCATTTGATGGAACAACATTACAAGCAACAGGATTAAAGAACTTTAGTTAAAAATAAAAAATAATACAATGGAAAATAATATTTACGCAATCAATGATGTAAGTGTAGGTGGTTTCAATGAAACTAGCACAGCAAAGTTTATTCATATGGATATAATGTATACAATCGGTATGACTGAAATGAATGTGCCTTACCAACTTATGGATGAAACTTGGAAAAACCTATGGAATGGTGCTGTTATTATTAACCAAGCTGAACTTGATGCTTGGGGAACAGACGACAACTATATGATTGACTTGGTTTGTCAAAAAGTAGGTGTAGTTAGAAAATAACAAACTATGTTTATACCATTCGCTAATATGGCAACTAAATCTGGGGGTGATGGATTCTCTTACTTCCTAGATGATTACTCAGGGGCGAGTAGGGCTTATTCATTACGAAAGTTAAGTTCTACTTATACTGGAGATGCTATTGAAGTTCGTAGAGATAGCGATGATACAACCCAAAATATTGGCTTTGTAGATAATGTATTAGATACAGGTTCATTACTAACATTTGTAGGTGCTGGAAGTGGATATGTTAAAACTTGGTATAATCAAGATGGTAGTGGAACTAATAATGCTGTAAATACAGCAACTGGATTCCAACCAGTTATTGTTAGTTCAGGTAGCTTAATAACCGATAATGGTAAACCAGCTATTGATTTTGGTATTGCTAATGATGATACTTTAATATTCTCTAACTTTACACCTTCAACTATTATTTTAATAGCACGTTCATATGGTGCTAGTGGAATACTTAACTATGCTTTAGGTTCAAATACTGGAGGTATTGGATTAGATGGAACTTATAATGGTGATGGTATTACTCCTGATACTATATTTGCTTGGGATGGTTCAACACCTGCTTTAGCAACTTCTGTATCAGGTAGAACACAAACTATATTTCAGTTATATGCTGATACTGCTGTTGATTCAGGTTCTATTTATTTAGAAAATAGTTTAGAAGCAAATGATGGAGGTTATACTCCAATAGGATTAACTAATATAGGTAATAGAGGGGGTAGTTCATTTGCTTTATCAGGTAGTATACAAGAAGTAATAATGTATTCTACTGATGAATCAGCTACACAAAGAGGACAATACACTAACTTAGTTGATTATTATTATCACGATACTTTATATCCTCTAGATGTTTATAGTGATGCTGAAATAGCAGTTTCATTTAGACGTTTACGTAGTGATTATACTGGTAATGTAGTTAGATTAAGAAGAACATACGATGGTGCTGAACAAGATTTTGGATTTGCTAGTGGTAGTGATTATTTAAATACTTCCTCAGCAGATGCTTTTTGTGCTGTTGGTGGAGGTGTTTGTAATATAAGTGCTTGGTATAATCAAGTATCAGGTTCATCAGGTGATATGACTGAAAATTCATATCGTCCTGCTTTCCAATCAGCACAAGATGTTAGTTTTAGAACAGCTACATTTAATGGTAGTGATACACATTTCTCTACTCCTACTATTACAGCAACTACAGAATCAGCAGAATATTTAGTTGTTGATACTGAAGGTATTAGTGGTGATTTTGATGGTATATACACTTTAGCTAGTGCTGATGCTACATTCCCACATAGAGAATATCCACGAGGTATACAACTTGCTAATATAACAACAGGAGGTAATGCTGGAGGT